AGTACCATAAATACAGCTTGACAGAAGTAGAAAATTGGATGCCTTGGGAACGTGAGGTTTATGTAGCGTTTTTAATGCAATATCTAGAAGAAGTAAAACAAAAGCAAGCACAACAGAATGGCTAGGTACTCTGCAACATATAGTGGTGATACTACCTCTTTTATCGGGGGTAAGATTGGTAGTGCTGTTGGGATGGCTAGAGCAGAATCAGACGCACAAGAGAAGGATAGACAAGCTGGTCTGAGTGTTGCGAATAGTGGTAATTTATTTGCTAAAGCATTAGGGACTGAATTTGGTGGAGATTTATTTTCAAGAACAATAGGTGTTCTTAATCCAAGTCAATCTGCTAAACAAACTGATAGGGCATCTACTAAAGCAAAAAGATTTGCTGCAAATTTTCCTAGAACAGAGAAGCAGGAAGAAGAAGAAAAAAAGTCTAATGAAGATGTTGACCGTGCGGTTGACGATCTTCTAAAAGATGATGATCACACACCAGTAAAAGATGAGAAACTAAGAGAATATGTTACTCGTGTTTTTGGTGTTGGTATAGATTCGAAATTAACTCAATTAGATCAAAGAATATCTAAAAGTCTATCTACTTTATCTAATATAAAAACAACTCAACAAGGTAGTGTTGACTTACAAGTTGATCATAATGAGTTGATTGCAGGTAAATTAGATAAGATTTTAACATTATATAATGAGCAATTTGCCTATCAGAACTTTCTTAAAGATAGAGCTCAGGTAGCTGGTAAAGAGAATGAATTGGAGAGAGTAAGAGATCTCTCAAGTACTAGAAGGTTTATGGCGACCAATCTTGGTGATACTGGTGGAGCGATACTTGGAGGTTTAAGTGATAAACTACTTAAGGGTGCTGGTAGAGTTGTATTAGAGAAGTTAGGTTTTAAGAAACTTTCACAAGGAATAGCGAAGAAAGGTGCAACAAGTATATTTGGTGATATTGTAAGAAGATCTGGAGTTCGTGCAATAGTTGGACAAACCAGATCACGAAGGAGACTACTCACTAAAACTGTTGTCGAGAAAGAACTTTTAACAGAAGTGATTAAAAATAACTCAACTAACAAAATTATTAAGGATTTGGGTGGAAACAAAGCTTTTCAAGAATTAATTGATGATACTCCAGAGAATATGGCAAAGGCACAGCAAGATGTTGCTGAAGAAATTCTTATGGATGAAATAGGTGGTAAAACTTCAAAATCCTTATCAGAGGCTATTGCAGAAACTGGAAGTAAAAAAATTACTAAAAAATTTGCTTCTAGTGCTGGTAAGAAAGCAACTAAAAAATTAGCTACTAAGAGTGTTACTAAAGCGGTAGCAAAAACTGGTAAACTAGTACCAGGTTTGGGTACAGTAATAGCATTAGGTGAAGCAGCATACAGGGCATCACAGGGTGATATGACTGGTGCTGGATTGTCACTTCTTAGTGCAATACCTATACTAGGATGGGGTGTGACTGCTGTTGATATTGGTAGAGATCTTGGTTTCAATCCACTAGGGTTGCCCCCTCCACCAGGAGAGGGTGGATTTGAACAAGGTAACAGATACGGTTTGACAAATAGAGGAGTTAGTATGTTACATGGTACAGAATACATTCAGTCGATGGATCCCACAAGTGGTATGGCATCAAGTCACATTCAACATATTGGTGATACTTTAGTATCTACTAGTATGAAGATGGCACAGGATCTTGGTGTTTCTAGAGATATTAGTAGTAAGATTAGTAAATTACCATTTGCTGTTAGAAGTATATCTTACAATACTGGTGTTAAAACTGCTCCACCTAGATCAACTAGTTCTAATACTTTTATACAACAGAATGCAGAAAATCTTAGTGATTGGGCTAAGAGTAAAGCAGCAGAATCTGATATGGTAAAAAAAGCAGAAAAAGATGCCACAGAAGATGAGGGTGGTAAAGGTGGTTTCAATCCAGCAGACATGTTTTTTGATGCTATGAGATTTGGTAGGCATATGATTACTGGTGGTAAAAAAGCCATTCGAATTCATGATAAAAATGGTCAAGGTCCAGATTCATCAGGTGAACCTGGAATTGATTTTAGTTATGACGATTTTAAAAGCAACTATTCATTGTTTAACGGAGAAGTTATGGAAACAGGATTATTATATGGTGAAGGATATGGCAATGTCGTAGTTGTTAGAAGTATAGATCCTAGTAATGGACAACCATTTGATGCATTATATGCACACTTCCCTGATGGTGGAATTGCTGTCAAGAAAGGTCAAAAGATTCGAGGTGGTCAATATCTTGGTAAGGTTGGATTTACAAGTGTAGCTACACCTGGTGTTCCTGAAATACAACCAAATAACGCAGGTAATATGTCAGGATGGCATACTAGTGTTGATTTCTTTGAACCTAATTCAACAACAGCATATTCTAATGGTGGAAATCTCATTGGTTTAATAATGGCTGCTAGAGGGGCATCTCCAAGTGGTAATAATATTTTAAGTAAACTGAACCCTAGTGCCAGTGCTCATGATGCTAATTTCAGAAAAGAATATCTCAAAGAGATGGAAGGATTTAGAAATGATGTATATTTGGATACTAATTTAAAACCTACTGTTGGATTTGGGCATTTAATTGATGCTGGTTCTCCAGCAGACATTCGTAATTTACAAGTTGGTGATACGATTAGTGAGGAAAGAGCTATGGAGTTATTTGAAATGGACTTCCAACATCATCTAGCTGCTGCACAGAAACTTCCTGGTTGGAATCTTGCTACTGATAATCAGAAAACAGCACTGTTAGACGTAGTATACAACATGGGTCCAAATTTCTTAGATGATTTTCCAGCGATGCGTAAAGCATTAGAGAAAGGTGACTTTATGGAAGCAGCAAGACAATTAGAATTTGCTGATCCTGATAACAGACCTGGAGTAAAATCTAAATGGTTTAATGATGTAAAAGAAAGAAGGAATCAACCAACACTAGACTTATTACGTAACAAATCTATTGATGGTAATATACATCCTCATTTGAAACATATACTTAATCTAAAACCACAAGCAAATGCTGCACCAGATATTAAATCAACAATAGCACTTAATTACTTAGATGAATTCTTAGATGATAGTAAAATGCACAGTGAACTTGAAGAGACATCTGGCATATTGAAGGTAGTTGTGTTAAATAACAATATAATCAACAAAACTGTTGTTAAAAATTCTAATAATCGGTTTAGGATGGCAAGTAATAATCTAGATTTGATTAAAACAGCAAAGTTAGTAGGATAGGATGGCCAGATATAGTTCCACATTTACAGCAGGAGCAGAGAACCAAATTATTGGTGCTCTATTTGATGCTGCCAGTATGGCTAAGACTGAGAAAGCTCGTGCCATGCAAGGTGCAGAGATTAATCAGATTGACAAAGATAATCTGGGACTACGTAAAGGAGAATTTTTTGGTCAAGCATTAAAATATATGATGACTCCTAAAATGTTTAGGAGAGGTAGTTTTCAAGATCAGTTTAGTTATCCTGATTATTTTGCTAGAGGGCAGAGTACACCATTTGCTAGTCCAGTAGGACCATTTAAAGCAAACAATGCTCAGATTCAGGAAAGGTTGATAGGGAATCCATTCCCTCACATTGCGACTCCACATAGAGAGCATCATATACAACCACAGACTCCACTACTATCATCAGGTACTAAGAGGTATGAACCTAGTGGTACTAAGAACAAAGCACCAGTTAAAGTTAAGGATGAGAAACTAGGTGTATTCTTTGCTGCTATTGCAGAATCATTAAACAGAACTGTTTCTTCTATCAATGAAAAACAGTCTAATTTAGAGACTGAAATTAGTGCTGCAAAAGAGTCTAATCTTGCTCTTGCTAAGGGACTTGAATTTAGTAGTGATACTATAGGTGACAAGTTAGATGCTATCGCTGATATATTGAATCAGCAAATGGCACTTGCTAAACAACAAGTTGATCAAGCAGAAACCACTGCTGTAAAGAAAGAATTAAAGAAAGAGGACGATTTATCTGGTACAGAAAGATTTACTGACATTGGTGATGATCCAGAAAAGGTAAGGAAAGAGAATGAACTTGAGAATATATTTGATGTAGATAACGATGAGTTAGATTTTGGTGGAGTTGATGTTCCTAACTTTGAACAGGGTGGTATAGTCTCTGGTCCTGATAGTGGATACCTAGTCAGGTTACATGGTGATGAGATGATCACACCATTAGACAACAATTATACACAAGGACAACCAAGTGCTGTTGATGGTGTATCTCGTAAACCACAGTATGAATCAGGAACATCTTCAATAACACCATCTGCTGCTCCACAGATGCCAGCAATGAATTTCTTTGCTAATAATCCGTCTGAGAGATCTGGTAATGTTATGAAGTCTCCAGTGAAAGCTCTTAAGAGAGATAAGTTCACTGAAGAAAAACTTCTTGATGCTATGAAGTTGCCACTCCAAGTTACTGGATTGGGACTTATGGCTTCTACTGGTAATGCTGTCAGAGGAATGCCAGGATTTACTGGATTAAAAACATCAGTAAAAGAAATAACCGATCCTGTTGCTACTTCATTTAATGAACCTTCAAGTATCTCTCGTAAGGTTAATAATCTATTAGAGACTAAGACACTACAAACTGAACGAAGAAATCAAGAGACATTTAAGAAACAGCAATCTGAAAATAGACGTTCGTGGTGGGACATATTTGGACTGTTTAAAGGCAATGGTGGTGTAGGTGGTTATGGTGGACAAGTTATTGGTGGTTATGGTGTTGGAGGTCCAGGTTTAAGTGGTGCAGGTAGTTTACAGAACTTATATCACGGAACCAGTAATGCTAGAGCAGGTAGTATATTCTCAGGTGGATTCAAACCTAGTAACGCTATGAGTTGGGCTGGTAAAGGCAGATCATTCCTAACACCAGATTTCTTTGATGCTGCTAAGTATGCTAGACCTGGTGCTA